GCTACTCCGCCACCATTAGCTAAGCCTACTATACCACCGTCAGCTAAATAATATCCTGATTGAACATAATTTTCGTTAGGCATAAAGGCTAGACTTGGATGTCGATCTCTTGCCATCTGTCTAATGTTAGCAATACTGCCAGATGTTTCCTCCCATGGAGTTTCGATAATTTCTTCTTCTTCGTCTCCAGCTAAAAATGGAAGAGTTGTTCCTAATACACCTGCACCTAATAAAGCTTGTTTGCCTAAGCCAAGCCCTTTAAATTTATCCCATCCTCCTGAAAACATAGGAGAAATTTTTCCAGCTAAGGGACCCCATTTATTAAGACCCCATAAACCACCACCTATTAAAGCAGCTTTTCCAATTGGGCTTTTAACTATTTTTTTGATAGGTTTAGTTATCTTTTTGATAATGCTACCTAATCCGTATGCTTGTCTATGTGGTTGTGTCATAATATTGCCTCAATTTTTCAATCTACTTTGTTTTTGCGAACAAATCAAGCTTTGGTACCTTTACTAACACATCTTGTTGGATGTCTTCAACGGGTATATTTAGAGCTTTCCACTCTTCATTGGTCTTATAAATAGCCCCAGTTTTCTTGTTTTTGATAGTCACTTTTACCTCAGCATGAACAACAGGAAGATCCTTCCCATTATGTTTAATCGTCTCCATTATACGGTTACCTCTTTTTTGATATTTAAATAACTAATTCCAATCGTTACAGAATCAGTACTACTCATGGTCACCTTTAATAATTTTCCTCCCTCCACAACTAAGGGAAGGGTTAGAATTTCTGTGCTTGTATTAGCACTCAGGGTTTGAGTGTTCACAATATTGAATGCATTATTTTTAATGGTAATCGTAGGAGTATTTCCTGTATTATTTGTCACTCTCAACGATCGAATGACATAGGTTTCACTCACCAAAGGAAGAGTATTAGATGGATCAAACATCGTCTTCTCATCGGTCGTGGTGAGAGTCACTCCGTAGAATTTGTACTGATTAATTACAGCCATTAATTAATAAAAAAGCTTTGAGCTTCTATCTCTTGTTTGAGTTCTTCTTGAAACGTCGTGTTAAGTTTATTGATAACACCGTCGAGGTCTCTTACTAGAGATTGAAACGTTTTCTGATCATATTCTCTACTTGCTCTGGTTAATGCTTGTACAATTTTTGCCATTAAACAAGACTCGCTATTCCCTCTTCAACGACTTCTTCTTGCGGTCCCTGTGCCATAGATTCAAATTCTTCCAGTGCTAATTTTTCTGCTTCGGCAGGACTAAATCCTAAGTCTAAATAGTGTTCAAATAAGTTTTCTAAAATTCGGGTGTTGGTATCATCAGAAGCCATCATGACATTTTCATTAATATCAAAACCTGGGCCTTGAATATTAACATCTTCATCCACAAGTTCTCCTTCTCTGTAACCAATTCTTCCGCCTTGAGCCCAATCAGTTCTTCCTCTACCTGTTCTATTACTTACAGGACCACTACCTGTTGCACTCCATCCAAATCCTTGTCCGAAATCATAAGATTGCTGACCATCACTACCTCTTCCATAATCTTGTGGTCCATGTACATTAGGATCATGACCAGCACCAGTTTTTGTAGCGGGTGCCGCAATTTTATCAGTTATGGTTTTCTCGGTAATAGTTTCTGAAGGTTGTCCTCTCCATTTATTTAAAGCACCGGTGCTTTTATAGTAATTATATAAATCTTTACTTATTCCTTTATGCTCATCATCAGTCCATGTATCACCAAATTTCTCAAATCTTCCTTTTGCCCAATCTTCTTTTTTCTGAACCATATCTTTAATAGTTTTGCTACCGAATGCGGACTGTTTATTTTTATCTCTTACAATCATGGTACCATCTGGAGCTCGAACATAAACTTTATCTCCTCCTGATCCACCCTTCCATATGTTTCCTTGTAAATTGGTTCCGGGAAGATTTCCCCAACCATATTGATCTGCACTCCCTTGAATCGCTTCTACTTCAGCTCGTTTCTCAGGAGACATTTCTCCTCCCATAGCTTTTAAAAATTCCATAGTAGGAGTTGTAAATCCTTTAAGTTTATTTTTTAAATTCTCAAAAATTCCTGTTGATTCTGGCGCTGCTTGTATTTCAGTAGGATCAAATCTTGTTTTAAATTTTTCTGTTTCCGATCTATATTGTGGTATGTTAGTATAAGCACCCATCTCTCCAGTTTGATCTAACATTCCAGGCATCATTGGACTAGAATATCTGCTTCGATCAGCATTCATCCACCATGCGAGTCCTGAATTATTTTGAGTGTTAGGTAATTGATTATTATAGTTTCTAAAATAATCTGTGTCGTATAAATTTGCCATTATCTTCTCCCGTCTGGTTGTATGTCCAGTCTAAATGTGCCCAATTTCCAGTTCTCGGAAGTGGACGTGTTTGCTATTTTAAGTGCAATAGCTCTTCCTCGTGCGCGTGTGTCCACCTTATCAGTGGTACTTGTGATTGTAAAGGGTCCTAATGAAGAACTTGCTGCCGAATTATTAGGATAGTCTCTTAATAATAAGGTCACTTGTGTGTTTCCTGTTTGGCTGATGAAGTCAGGAATAAATCTTCTTATCTTCATAATGTATTCACCATCCCCTCTAATGTCTGGAGCTCCTAAAAGTTGTCCTTGGGCTGCTCGTTTTTGAGTAATATCAAAATCTCCTGAAATAACATTGGCCGTGATAGCCGTAACCGCTCCCCCTGCATTGATTTGATCGGTCCCTGTTTCATGTTCATAGTAGATAGTAATCCCATCGGTATTACCCACAACATCATACGAATCATCATCTGAGTTGCTATAGTAACAGGCATGGGGTTTATCGAATACTGAAGAATCGGCCCAAGCCGTACGCGGTAAGGAGCCTGTTGTCCAAATAGGTCGCTTAGTACTAGAATCTAAATAGTTATAAGTCACTACCCGATCCACTACATTAGACCCTGAACTACAATAAAACCAACTGACTTCTCCAAAAAGGTTATTCAGTCCAGCATTAATTAAATTTCGTGGTGTAGAGTTTAAGCCTTCAAAAACATGGTCTTCTACTAAGCACGGCATCGATTGAAGTTGACCTGAGTATTGAAAGAAACCATTTTCTGACATCCAGAAAGCAGTACCATCCACTTCCATAGCCGCATTCTTTCCAATCAATCCGCAGTTCGTTCCTACGTGTTCAAAAGAAAAGGTAAAAGGTTGACCTACAAAACGCATTAAGAAGAGGGCTGAATCTGTCCAGATATAAATAGCATCCCGACCTCGAATCGCTCCCATAATTTTAGAACCTTGAGCAAGTCTTTGTGTCCCTGCAGTATTAACAGAGGTTGGAGTGTAATCGGTTAGGGATTCTTGATCTGACCATCTAATAAACATGGCATCTTGAGACGTTGTGGTTCCGATGGTTGTTTCGGTTCCGAAGAAAAGTAAATGACGATCCGTTGGTGATACCAACATGTGTCTGGAGGCTGTAGGGGCTCCACTAATAATTGTTGCTCGTGTTCCTGTAGGATTGGTTGCCGCCGCATCCCATTCAAAACATGGACCATTATAAATCAAAGCAACCAGTTTGGTTCCATAGTTATCTAAAATCCACATTCCTGGTTCAATCGTAAAGTCAGCAGAAGACGCTTCACCCCAAGCCACATAATCTGAAATATCAGTGACGGTTACTCCTGCGGTGTGAGTTGCTTTCGTGGTTCCGTTTACTCCTCTTGCTCCTCCACTTAAGGTATTGGTTGAAGTATCATTTGCTGTAAAGCTAATGTCTTCTGTTCCTATTCTAATTTCTCCAGAAGTAGGAAAAGCTGCTGTGTTAGTTAAAACAACATCCGTTGTTGTGGTGTCTGATAAAGTAGTTGCGAGAGTTGTTGTTGCTGGACCTGAAGCCGTTCCGGACCATTGACCCGTTCCCCAGCCAAAGCCTCCTAATTCTTGAGCAGGTCCCACACTATAATACGTTTGGGCTCTACAACTTCCTACCGCGCTCGTTGTTCCTGAGGCGTTACTCGTCATCGTAATGGTAATGGTAGTTGCTGTAGGAACCGAAGTTGCCATAAATTTTTTATCTTCAAACGCAGCATCATTGTATCCTGAACCCGGA